ATATTTAGCGAATAGGTCTAGGTATTTCTCTGGACTCTTTGTGAGAACATCATAGAACGCCTGCTGAATGTTTGGTACTTGACCCTCCAAAGTCTTAATAAACATCTCTCTAGCCTCTGTAGTGAGTTTATTCTCCATTCCTTTAGGTCTACCCGGTCCTGCTTTCTGTCCTTTCTTAAATGCCATCTTTCGTGTTTTTCTATGTTATTAAAACTTGAAAAGTCTGTTTTGTTATAATGAGAAAAGCCCTCCGGTTATGGAAGGCTCTCTCTTTGTTTGTTTTACTTTAATCCTTTAAATATGTGTGCTATTACATCTACAGTCCAGCCGTTGCCGAGCATTTTCAAAGATTGACTGACAGTAACTTTTCTAGTATAGTCTCTAGGAACGCACTGTAGCGCTTCAGCTTCATTCCTATATAGGTTTCTCAACTCCCCTGTGGATTTTATTTTTACCATACAATTCTTAGATACTGTAGTCATAGCGTTTGCCTTGCAGTCGCTCCTAAGTTCCTCTTTTTGGTGCGTCTTACCTGAATTACCTGATATATATCTACCTCTTTTAGAAGCCCCTTTACAATCTTGCCCCACCACTTCATTTAGGGTTATATTTAAGTCTAAAGGTTGTGTTGTCGGGATATTAGTCCAATAGTATCTGACTCTGTTTTGAGCAGAAACTAGCCCCGAGTTTATAATAACCGGTTCAACCCCAAGATATTTACTAATTACATCTTGATACTCTTTTTTCATTCTTACATTCTCGAGAAGAAAGTACGTTGGCTTTGTCTCTTTCATCAGTCTGACGAACTCAAAAAATAGTTTGCTTCTAGGGTCTTCAAAGTTTAACTGCTTACCCGCAAAGCTAAAGCCTTGACAAGGACTACCACCTATTAACAAATCAATCTTTGGTAAATCTTTTGCATTTACTTCTGTAACACTTCCAATTTGTTTAGTATTAGGGTAGTTGTTTTGAGTAACTTGTATAGCATACTTATCAATCTCACTTGCAAAGTAATTGTCATACTTAATTCCTAATTTGTTGAGTGCGATTTGTCCGCAGCTCATTCCGTCAAATAAACTTAATACATTCATTTGTTTTTGTTTTTGTTTGTTTGTTTCTACAAATATAATCAATCTTTTGTAATCTGCAATACTTTTTTAAATTATTTTTACTTTAATCTTATTGTTCTAATCAGGAACTGTTCAAATGTGATTCCTTTGAGATTGAGAGCAATATATAAACCATACTGCTCTTGCCTCTGTTTCTTTGTAATTAATTTACTCGGCTTCATTCTATCTATTTACTAATTCCATTAATTCATCAACTAAATTTTGCTCTCCATTAAAGAAGTCTGAATTTAGATATATGAAATTGAAACCGTTATCTTCATGGTCGTCTGCTACAAGAATACTTTTCTTACACAAGCTGCCAACCACACCCTTTACTGTTGAAGGTAGAAGTAGCTCCTTCTCATTGTCGAATATATCAATTGAGATGTTATTGATATTCTTAACGTTCTCTCCTGCATCGTCAATGTTTTGAGTTGGGATGAAGTTTCTCAATACTTGCTTTTCTAATTTTGTAAAATTTAAATCTTTCATAATTCCTGTACTTTTAATTTGTTTCTCCAAAGATAAGTAAACTTTTATAATAAACAACACTTTTATTAAAAAAAAAGTAAAAAAAAAGGGACTCCATCTCTGAAACCCCTCTGTTATTAACAATTATGATTATTCGTAAGTATCAAAAACTTCTCTCAAGTCCTTTACTCTTTGCTTTATACAGCTTGAACAGCTCGTAGGTTGTACCCCTCTCTTTTCAAATATCCTTGCATATATCTTAGCTAGCTCATAGTTAGCCGATTGGTCTACTCTTCCATCATAATTACTAAAGAATGAACTAAGGAAGCTATACTCTGATTCGTTTAAGCAAAGAGGTTGTTTTCTGAATCTTAGTTTATTCATTTTCTCCTTACGCTCATCGCATCCGCAATCTTCCCCAGCTAGAAACTTAACAGCGGCTTTAATACCTGTCACTGTTGTCACAGCTTCTACTACATCTCCTAGGCCGGTCGGTGCGTTCTCTGCGTGTTTCGCTTCTAATTCATCCTGAGTCTTAATAGGCTCATCACAAACCTCTGCCACAGCTTTATCAGCTTCTTGAATCTCCTTCTCTATTCTTGCTGCTTTCGCTTGCTCTACTGTGAGACCTTGCTCAATCTCTTCTGGCGTTCTTCTAAATCTTTTATTTTCCATTGTTCTATTTTTAAATTAAATTAACTTTTTGTTTTCTACTTCCTTAATCATTTCAAAGTGTACCTTTGCTATTCTATCTCTACCCTCTTCGCTGAGTAGATAATTCTTACAGTTATCGTAATTAGTCATAAAGAAGTTTTCTGATAGTATCGCAGGCATTGATGTCTTTCTCAAGACGTAGAAGTTCGCCTCTTTGTCTGCGTCTCCATCTGAGTATGTATCCTTACGCATCTTTTCATTAGGGAATTCAGCAGCAGCCTTCTCATATAATACAGAGGCTACTTTGTCCGATTTAGTTTGACCTTTAGACGTGTAACATGAGAATCCGTTAGCAGACTCCTTATTGAATCCGTTAGCGTGAATTGATACATAGATACAGTTACGCTCCTCCTTATGGATTGAGTTAGCTTTAACTACTCTCCTACCTAGAGAAACATCCTCCTGAGTATCTACTAAGTTAACGCAGCTGATACCTTCAGCCTCACACATGCTCATCAATCGGTTAACGATGGCCCTGTTGAATTCACCCTCAAAGAGCTGAGAACCATCCTCCCAAATAGGAGAACGTTTCCCTGCAGTCTGATACTCTCCGTTTATGATTCCTCCATGGCCGTTGTCAAATAGCCATGTATAGTTAGATTTACTTATCTGCATCCTGATTTCTTTTAATCCCTTTCAATGTGATGTCATTAGCTATCACCATGTTCAGAGCGTCTCGCATTGCTATAAAGTTAGGGCTTTCGCTTTTCAATTCCTCCATGAACATAATCACGTAGAGGTCTTTTTGATTGTTTAAGAATGATTTGATTTCTTTCATGTTTCTGTTTTTATTTGTTTTGTTCTCTTTCTAATTCCTTCTGAAGATTCGCTAATGCGCGCCAAGCAATTTTGGCTGAGTGCCTGATACCATCCGTATCAATATCTCCTGCCTGAAGTAGATGACGAACCAATGCATCCAATTCATCGCCTGATTTACTTCTATCCCATGCTAATGGCTTATCTGGATTATGTTGCATCTGACCAGCATAAGAAGCCTGAGCGACAGCAGCCAAAGCCTCCGGGAAGTACATAAGTACCCCCGAAAATATTGGCGTTTCTTTTCTCTCTTGTTTATCTGTTGATTTCATTTGTTACTGCTTAGGTAAACCTTTAACTTTTCGATGTTTTTTACTTTTGATTTAGTCATTGATTGATAGCATTAATTCATTAAACTTATCTCCTAATTTTTCCTTTAACTCCGCTCTACAATTGTTAATAGTGTGAAATATTGACGTTACTGAAATCCCTGTGACAGATGATAAACATCTCATAGACATTCCAGAAGATACATATAGAGTAAAAAGCTCTTTGTTGTAAGGATACCCTTCAGCATCTAGTTCGTTGATAGCTTTGTGCAATTCTATATTCATATCAATGATTGACTCCTCAGATTCAGCAGGTGAAACTACAGAGGAATCTTCTATATTTTCAAAGTAGTTAATCTCTTGGAAGAAAAACCTGTTCTTATCCTTCATATAATCTTTGAACATGTTGTTCAATACTCGCCATATATAGAAATCATTAACCTTACCGTCCTCATCTACAACCTTATCTAATACATCGTATTTATAAAGCCTTAAATACATCTCCTGAACCAAATCCTCTACATGATTTTTAGCCCCCATTAGGTTAAGGAAGTGAACATACTTACCGTGCCGCTTGGCTACTATCTCTAGTTTATTCATCAGTTTATATCTTTTAGGGAGTTAGCAAAATGGTCAAGGAATTCCTCCTGCTCTATTTCTTGAATCATTAGAACGCTAGGAAGGTCGGTAAGATATATCACAACATGAGCGCCTGCATCTTTCAACATGTTAATTTGGAACTCTGCCAGCTCGGCTGTCTGCTTACCGTAGTCTATTATGTAAAACTTATCTTTCATTTTCTTTTTGTTGAATTAACTGCTCCTCTCTTTATGGAATCATACTCTTCTAGCAGCTGGATTAATTGATTCTTGAGTGTTATAGCTTGAAATGATTTATGTGGGTCTTTGATACTTTTGATGATTTCAACGTTACCCTTCGCAAATCTGTGCAAGTCCTGAACAAACCCAACAGAAGCAGTCTCTCCGCTTCCATTAGGCTTGCTCAATATACTTAGCATTAAGTCCTCGCTAGTCATTAGAACGGTAAATCTTCTTTTGCAGGCTCAACAGCCACAGACTCGCTCATCTCTACTTTGTCACATCTCCAATGGTTCAAGCTGTTGTAAACTTTACCGTTGTACTCTTGACCTCGAATAGTGAACTCCACAGAAACCACGTCTCCAATTTTGTTGAACTTCACGAAATTGTTAATGTGTTCCACATACTCAGCTTTTTTGTACATTCCGAACTTCATTCTAGTTACATAACCATTTTCTGATGTCGTGTCTACTACATAGTCCAATACTGCTGCACCATTGTCTAGTGTTTTGATTTCTGTGATTTCTGAAATCGTTCCTTTTACTTTGAAATTTTCCATCTTTACTTTTTATTTATTTGTTTGTTTGTTTGTTGATTCAAATATACACATACATCTCAGTACATGCAAGTGTTCGTTAATAACTCTCTAATCCGTCAATAACTTAGAAGCAGCCGTTTGAAATCATTTCAGATAACAGCTCCTGAAGTACCTCCTGACTAGCCATTAACTCATCTAACTGCTCTAAGTAAGGCGCTTGAATATTGGTGTAAATCCAATTATCTGATTGACCAGCCGCTACAGCGTCTGTGATATCTTGGTCTACAACTGATGCGAGCTGTTGAAATTCCACGACATCTATTTGATGCTGAAACTCTAAAGAGTCGTATAAGTCCTGACTAGCTTCACAGTCGTAGATTGTAACCGGTTCAGTTATTACCGGCTCAGGTTGTAGAGCTTCCTTCTCACATGAGATAAAAGCAGTAGAGATTAATACTAAGATTGCTGTGTTTAAAATTGTGTTTTTCATAATTGTGTTTTTTAAGATAATGTTTTATAGAATTCTCTAGCCATCTTAACGGCCGCCTTCATTTTTTGAATATCCTCTACAGTCAAGTCAACCTGAAAGGCTTTAATTCTTTTCTCTGTTGGGATTTTTGAGATGTCAAAGTATTTAATAACCTCGTCCTCTGTTTCTCTGGATACTTCTGCACCCTCTCCACGTTTCCAGCTTACTCTTCTCATCTCGTCAAGTATTAAGTTTTGAGGAGTAGGAACAAGACAATAACATAGAAAGCTTTTAGTCCTGCCTGTTAGCCACATGTAGGCCTTTAGTTGCCATTCGTATAAACTATTCTTTAATTCAGTATCAAAGAAGGGAAAAGTAGCAGCAGACCAACTAGATTTAACATCTATAACACTGTCACCTGTCAATACGTCAGGAGTACCCTGTACAAAATCATTCTCAAAATACTCATCATTCTTAAATAGAAAGTCTTTTTCTAGTAGTATGCTAGTAAGCTCTATGGAAGCTTCCTCTACTTCGTTACCTTTGTCTAAGTACTTGGAGTTTATCTCTTGCTTAATACCGAACTCACGCTCTAAATATAGCTCTGTAATGTAGCTCTTTGCTCCTTTGCTGAGTTCTGGCTCTGCATCTCTCTTGAGTAGCAATACATCTCTCAATTCTGCTTGTTTCTCTGTTAGCTGAATCTTAGCTAGTAACCCATTTAAGGTTACCAGCTGCTTCTGAGTGATACTTGTTTTACTATCTGTTGCCATTAGCTTACCAAGCTGTGAAGCTCTTATCTTTAACTCTTCCATTATCCTAATCTTTTAAGTTGCTCAGGCGTTAACTTGAAGCCGTTAATAATCTGCTCTTTTTTGATTGTCCCCTTCTCGATTGCTGTAAGAGCTTTTTCGAATCTGTCATTAGGTAGAGGCTGCTTAGCTGCATCTGTATCTACATCTGTCACAATCCCGAGCAAACAGCTAAGGGAGTAGCGACGGAAATAGGTCACGCCAGCCCCGGCTGACTGGAAAATATTCATACGGCTAGCCTCGTCCTGTGGAATCTCTGTAACACTCTCAATAGTCTCACCGGTTTCTACATGGAATAAAATAGTCTGGATTGAGTTCCCTTGTAGTAATTGAGTAAATCCTAAACCATGCTTCGCTAAAAGCGGATTGATAACCTCAAAGATAGCTGGAAGGTCAGCATATTTGTAGTTGTGGCCACTTGTTGCCTTAGCAATCACAGGGCAATCCTGCTGAAATGCAGATAGACTGCGATAGATACTTACTTTTCTTTTTTCTAATTCTTCGTTAAATGTGTTCATAATTGTGTTTTTTTTGTAAAATTAAGCATTCTTCTTCAATGCTGCAAGCTTTTCTTGAAATTTCTTTTTTAATTTTCTTAATTCATCCCTTGTAGGCCTGTATTCTTTATGCGCTAATTCATGTAATTTAAGCAGCCTTTCCGCTCCTATTCTTTTCTGTATGCCTATCTGGTACTGTATGAGGTTTCCATGTTTATACTGATTGCAAGCGACGCACTGACCATGGATATTGTCTATATTGAATGTTATATTTTTATGGCCAAACGAGCTGAAATAATGACCGGCGTCAAACTTAGCAGATAAATCACAGCCGCATGATATGCAACCTTTATTTTTATCTCGCTCCCTAATAAAAGAATTACAAACTACTTGCACTTCCCTCATTAAATCGGAGACAGTTTTAAGCTCCTCCTTTTTAGCTTTCTTTTTTTTGTTCCATTTACTTAGAGCTTTCTTTTTTAGCTCCTCAAAATATAGATTATTGCATTCATCCGCATCGCAAAATTTACGGTTAAAGCTTCGAGGTTCAAATACAGCCTTACAGTTCTTACATTTTGCCATTATGATAAAGTTTTAAATTGTGAATAAGGCCTCAAGGGTCTCTTAGCTCTCCGCTCTCTATCTCTGAAAGCCTTAAACACCTTTTCTATCATTCCTATTATTATTCTCTTTTCTGATACAGGAACACTGAATCTAAAATAGTCTATTTCTATCTCATAGTATTGCTGACCCACAAGCTCCATGACTCCGACAACATTGTCATTTATTATAATCTCACTTTGGTAGCTAGATATTTTATTAAATTTCACCATCTTAAAAATCTTTATTTTGATACATATTTAAATTAGAAACAGGTGCAGCTTGTGGCTCTGCAAATTGAATATTGCCATCTATAAACTCATAAAAGCTACCCTTCTTAACATCGTAAGAGAACTGAACCTCTCCCTGTATTCCCACTATCCTAGGCTTCGCCTTATTTATTTTGACAGTTGTAGACGTAGAACCGAATTCTCTATGAACCATTATAATCGATTTACCATTGTTAGCCCATTCAGAACCTCCTTTTAAATCGTGCATATCAGGCATCTGTGTTTGTCCGTCAATCTTCTTGCCGCTTTTAGGGTGTATAATAGTGTGAAAGTGTAATGAGTTGCGTTCAGATAACTCATTTCTGAAAGATAGGCAATCCTCAAGATATTGGTCGTATCTCATGCCAGCCGGTACAGGGTGAGACATGTAGTTCCACGAATCAATAACAGCAGAAAAGATGCCGAGTTCTTTTTGATTATCTACTGCAAACTGCCAGAACTCTTTGGGACTTACTGCTTTCGAGTTGTTACCCTTTTTAGGGTCTAAGATTTTGAAGTACTCCAAAACTATTGGAAGGTAGTAATCCATCTCTTCAGCTGTTACCCTGTTCTCGATAAGTACCTTATTTCCGTCTGCATTGATATAGAACTCCTCAAACTGCTTGCCGCTCATTTTGTGTATAAGCTTAGCTATAACCTCCTCAATAGTCCCAGCGTCTGGCATATGGATTAGGTGCTTGTGTCTGTAATGTCTAGAGCAGTACTTCAAACAATCTAGTAGGAATTCTGTCTTACCACTTCCCGGTAATCCTGACCAATCCGTACAACCTCCTTCTTTGATGCTATAGAACGGCGCTAAGCTCTTTAATCCTAAATTGTACACTACACCTCCACCTGTTTGATAATAATCCATTAGACGGTCTCTAATCTCTTCCTTTTTTACTATATCCATTTTTTATCCTTTATAAACGTGTTTTGTGTTCCATCTTCTTACCTCTAGGTTATGCTGGAATACTCTAATATATTCCTGTCCTTCAGGAGTATCATAATTTAAATCTTTAGGCTGAGGAGGTTCAGGTAGTAGCTCTTTCAATTTAGAAGTTACGATATCCTTCGCTAAATTACCTCCTGTGTTTTTGTTGTTATCATAAAAAATACCCTGCCAACCGTTAGCTATACTTTTATCCATATTTTTACGGATAAGTAAAGAGTTGTTCTCTTCAAACTGCTTAGCGAGTTGCTTCATTCCCTGATTTGTCTTTATGGGTTTCCCTAAATCTTTTTTATAATCTAGCCACTCCTTAAATAAATCATTCTTATGAGAATCTGACAAAACAGGAATCTCAATCTTTTTTATATTTTTCTTTTTATTCTTATCATTCTTTTCATTCTTTTCATTCTTGTTAGTTGTTACTTGTTTGTTAGTTGTTTGTTGGCTGTTTGTTGATTCGCTTGTTGGCTGTTGATACTTAGCGTAGTTAACTACCTGAATCTTAGTACCTTGAGACGTGGAGACGCTTGTTATTTCGTTTGTTGATTTCAGCTTGTTTATTGCTGTCCTTATTTTTTGGGTGCTAAGACTTAGCTCTTTTGCTAGTTTATCGTAACCAGTCATTACCTGACCTTCTTTTATTTCTACTCCTCTGTAGCTTCTAGTCTTATGGTTAGCTTTTAAAAGCAAGTGTAGAAATAACCTTAGTGTAT